ACAGCAGGCCAATGTCATCGCGTCGCACAAGGTGATCATGCGCTACCGCGCGACGGTGAACCCGCAGTATCGCCTGCTCTGGAGGGGCAAGACGCTTGAGATCGTGAGCGTCAGCCCCCGAGACAACCGCACTCGGCTGGAACTCCTCGTCAACGAGGTGCAGTAGCATGGCGATCAACCCCAGCAATCCGACGCCCCGTGATGTCGGCTTTGGCACCGCCAAGAGCCAGACCGAGGGCTTCGTGCGGATCGAAACCGCCGGCGTCCGCGAGTTGGCGAAGGAACTGGAGCGGGTGGCGGGGGCGCTCGCCGCGCCGGGGCTGCTCAAGAAGTGCGTGAAGCAGGCGTCGCGGCCGATCCAGGTGGGGTACAAAGACCTCGTGTCGAAACCCTTGGCCCCCGGCAGCGGCGGTGCCACCGGGAATCTCGCCAAGTCCACGATCACGGAGACAAAAGAGTACGAGGGCGGCCAGGTCGCCGTCGCGATCACCGGCCCCCGGCAGACCGGCCCCGTCGGCTCCGAGGAGGGGCGCGAAAGTGGGAATCACGCATGGCTCGTGGAATATGGAAGCGGCCGACGCAAGCCAGGCACGCAGAACCGCCGTACCTACGTCAACGTCCATCAGTCGATCAACCGCAAGATGCAGCGCACGTCGTCGGCCCTGAACGACGAGGAATTCGCCCGCCGCAGCCGCGGGTACTACTTCCTCATGGGCAGCATCAATGAGCCGACTCGGCAGGCCAAGCGTGGCAAGGGCTATTCGCACGACTTCGCCCCCGGCCAAGACGGTGACACGCATCCGATCACCCTCGGCCCCGGCGAGAGCATCGACCCCATGCCCGCCTACCACCCGATGGAGCGAACGATTGTGAACTCGGCGTCTCAGGTGCAGGCCGTCCTCGCCCAACTCATCCAAGCAGAAATCAACAAGTTCTAGCCATGCTCATCTCCCCAGAAAAACACGTCTACCAGAAGCTCGTCTCGACCCCCGGCGTGGCGCGGATCGTCGGCTTCCAGGTGTACCCCATCGCCGTGCCGAAGACCGGGGCGAGCCTGCCGTTCATCGTCTACAAGCGGTCGAACATCATGCGGGACGTCGCCCTCGGCGGCCCGCTGTATGTTCCGATGGTGAACCTCCAGCTCGCCTCGTGGGCGCTGTCCTACGACGCCGTCCGCGAGCTGGCCGATGAGGTTCGCCTTGCTCTGGATGGACACACCGGCACGCTGGCCGGGGCTACAATACAGGATATGAGGTTGATGTCGGAAACCGACGACTTCCTCGATCCGACGGTCGCTGGGGCGCAACTGCCTCCGGCCTACGAAGTCCGGCAGTTGTTTCAGATTCGGTGGAACGAGTCCACCTCGTAACCTACACAGCAAGATTACGGCGCAAGGAGGCGCAACCACATGGCAGGCGTTTCAGCACAGGGACTCACCTTCTCGTTCGGTGGTTCCAACCTCACGGTCACGAGCGTTCAGGTCAGTGATAGCCAAGACCTCATCGACGGCAGCCACCTCGGCATCGGCCCGAACCAGCGCCGGGAGTTCGTGGGCGGCTTCGCGACCGAGCGGGAAGTCACGATCGACTACATCTCGACCACGGTGCTGGCGGCCGGCTCGTCCGGCGCCCTGTCGATCTCCGGCCCGATGTCGTTCAGCGGCAACGCAACGCTTTCTTCGGCCTCGATCGGCGGCTCGGTGGGCGCCCTCATCAGCGGGAGCGCGACCTTCCGCGTCGCGTAAGGCGACATGGCTGGGGTCAGTTCACAAGGCACCTACTTCGCCTTCGCGGGCGCGAGTTACACCATCACCAGCGTCACCGTTGGTGGCGGCGCAGAGCGGCAGCGTGTCTCGGCTCCGCACATGGGCCTCGGTGTCAACGACACGGAGCCGTTTTACTACCTGCACAAGTCCGTTGACTCGCTGCCGACGGTGGATATCGAGTTCATCGGCCAGTCGATCCCGGCGGTCAACGCCGTCGGTGCTATCGCGGTGTCTGGGACTGTGGGCTTCAGCGGCACGGCGACCTGCGTCTCGTCGCAGATCACGGCCAGCTTCGGTGACATCGTCCGCGGCAGTGCATCGTTCCGCGTCCAGGTGTAGCCATGCCAGGCATCCCGCAGAGCGCGACGTTCTCGTTCAACGGAACGTCACTCGGCTACCTGACCGGCATCTCGGTGGATACGCCGACGGCCGAGGTCACGAACATGACGGACGCATCAGTCGCGAAAGGCTTCGTGGTCATGGTGCCGACGGGCGACTGGACCGGAGGCACGATCAACGCGGACTACCTGCACCACGGCGCGTTCGACCCGCAGCCGCTGGTGGGAACCGTCGGCACGCTGTCGTTCTCGTCCTCGACGTATTCGGTGTCCAGGCGAGCGATTCTTCTTTCGGCGACCACGGAGGCTCGCGTCGGCGAGGTTGTCCGTGGGTCGCTGCGGTTTCAAGTGACTGATTATCAAGGGAGTTAGTGTTTCATGGCGACTGATCTTCGCAAACGGATTCTGGCGGCGAACGACATCAAGGTGGAGCCGATCGAAATCCCCGAATGGGGCGGCACCTACTTCATCAAGGTGATCAGCGGAACCGACCGCGACTCCTTCGAGGAGTCCTACGCCGAGCAGAAGATGAAGGCGTTTCGCGTTCGCTTCCTCCTGCTCGCCCTGTGCGACGAGGCCGGCGAGCGGATTTTCAAGGATGAGGATTCGGTGGAACTCGGCAAGAAGTCGAGCGTCGTGATCAATCGCGTCTTCGACGCGGCCTGGAAGGTGAACGCCTTCACGAACGAGGCCGTGGAGGCGCTGGGAAAAGACTAGCCGACAGGCCCGAGCGGAAGTTCTATCTCAAGTTAGCACTCTCGCTGGGAATGTCGGTCAAGCGGTTGCTGCGGGAGGTCGATTCGGAGGAGATCGCGGAGTGGTACGCCTACGACCAGAGGCACCCGCTCCCCGACTCTTGGGCACAGACCGCGAGAATCTGTCGGATCATCATGGCGGCCAGCGGCAACTACAAGAAGAACGACATACCGGACGAGGCGGTCTTCATACCGACGGCCGTCAAGCCGGAGCAGTCGCAGGCGCAGATTATCAGCGAGCTGATGAAGTTGAACCAACCGCGTCAGGGATGACACGATGGCAAAAGCCTACCTCGGCAAAATCTCGGCGCTCGTCACTGCGAACACCAGTGACTTCAACAGCAAGCTGAACGCCTCCGCAAAGGAGGTGCGCAGCTTTGCGGCGTCGATGCAGTCGACGCTCTCTCGCGCTCAGACATCTGCCACAACGTCGCTTCGCGGCATCTACACGGAGTCGCAGAAGGTTTCTCGCGCACTCCAGGCAGTCGCCACGCAGCGTCTTTCGTTCAAGGGTTTTGACCAATCAGCGGTTGGGTCGATCAGAGAGGCGGTAGACCAGTTTCGGGCATTGCAGGCTGCTAGCGTCGCGGTTAACGAGCCGCTGGCCTCCGCGGCCAGGACTGTAGAGCGGCTCTCGGCCAGCGTGCAACAGTCCTTCGACCCGGCGCTTAAGTCTGCCCAGAAGAGCGCGGAATACCTTGATGCCGCCCTCAAGCGTGGCGGGATCGTCGGCGAGCAGAGTTTTGATCGCATCCGGCAAAAAGCAGTCGCCGCAACTGATGCCGCCAACCGTCTAGCGGAGGCATCGCAACTGGCCGCCGCCGGCCCACGCGGGAACGAACTGGCTTTCGCCGCGCCTCGAGTGCGGGACGCCCTGGCGGCATCGGCCGACGTTCGCCAGCGCGCCGCGAACGCCCCCGCTGCCGCCCTTGAGGGCAGCCGGGTATCAAGCGACGTGCAGAAGCTCGTCGCCCTCGACAACCTGATCCAGAAGCGACGCGCGGAGATCGAGTCTGGCACGATCCTGAACATCGACACCACGCAGGCTAGGGCAAGTCTCGAGAACCTGCTCGCCGTAGCCAAGCGAGTGCGAGATCAGGTCAGCAGTGCGATCGGCGGGGGGCCGGACGCCGCAACCGCAACGCTGATCAACCGCGCCCGCGCCCAGCGCGAGTTCTACGAAGAGAGCGAGCGGCTGGCGAAGCAGGCGGCGGCCGACGATGCAGCGCTGATAGCCGCAAGAACAAACGCCCAGAGAGAAGGCTATGAAGAGCGGATACGCCTTGAGCGGCAGGCCGCTGCCGACGAGGTGACTCTCATAGCCCGCAGAACTAACGCGCAAAGGGATGCCTCCGAAGAGAGGACGAGGCTTGAAAAGCAAGCCGCCGAAGATGCCGCAGCGCTGCTGATTAGGAGAGCCAAAGCACAGCAAGAGTTTGAGGAAGAGCGCCGCCGCCTTGACGCCGTCGCCGCCGACGACGCCGCCAAAGAGATCGCTCCGACCATCAACCGCGCCCGCGCCCAGCGCGAGTCGGCGATCGACTTTGGGCTAGACCTTGACGCTCCAAAACGCCAGATAGAAGTCCTTCGTGGCTCCATCGTGTCACTGAAGGGACAGCTTGACGCATTGCCGGTAGTAGTTCGTTCGCAGTTTGCCCCCGCAATACTTGAGGCCCAGCGAAACCTTGAGGTTCTCGCTGCCGCCCCAGCCGCAACAGCAGAGCAGATAGAGAACGCCACGGCGGAAGTTAATCGGCTTTCCGCAGCAGCCACCCGTGCCTCAAAGTCTTTCAACTTCCGCGACAGGTTCGGCGGTGGCGCCGGAGGTCTGAACGATGTCTTCCAAGATCAAGCCCTCCGCGGATACACCGCGCAACTGGACGTCCTACAGGGCGCCCTCGGCCGCGTTTCAGCCGAGGCCCGCGGGCCTGGGGTGGCCGCGTTCGCTCGACTACGAGACTTTATCTTCAGGGCAGCCAGAACAGGAACGCTTGAATTTGAAGCCACGCAGAATGAGATTCGAGACTTAACGCGGGAGGCTGTCGCGGCCACCGCGGCCGTCGCCGGCATCGGCCGTGGCGGGCTGGCACGCAGCCTCCAGCGAGCCGGAGACGTCGGTCGCGCTGGCTTTGACAGGTTTGGTCTGGGCGTACAGCAGGCGGCATTTGCCATCGACGACTTCTTCAGCGTCACCGGGGGCATTGAGCAGCGGCTCCGGGCGGTCGGCAACAATCTGACGCAGCTAGGCTTCATCGTCGGCGGCACGGCCGGCCTGTTTACGGCACTCGCATTTACCGCTGGCACGCAAATTGTCATCGCTCTCGCCAAGTTCATCCGGGGAGGTGCGGAGGCAAAGGAAATCGCCGCGGGGCTGAATGATCGCCTAGAGAGGCAAAGAACGCTCGTTGGCGAAATCTCCAAGGGGTTTAATGAGATCGGCGATGCCGTCGCCGAAGGGGCATTCAGTGAGGCAACCAAGAGAAGCGAGGCGTTTGAAAAAAGACTTAGCGCGGTTATCGACAAACTGAAGGAACTGCGAGAAGCATCTGCCCAGTCGCTTGATCCAGAACTAACGCTCGCCGCGGGGCGTCTCGGGACTCTGGAGAAGAATCTGAAAGAAGCGGACAGCGTACCGCTCGCGGCGGCACGGCGAGCCAGCGTCCGAGACGCGAGGAGGCAGGTTGAGGAAATTCAGGGCCGAATCACCTCGCGAGAGCCGTTCACGCGACAGCAGTTGCAGGATGCCATAGGGGAGAGCTTTGGCGGTGCAGGTAGGTTCGTGCTGCCGCAAGGTGTCGACAACAGAGGCATTCTGCAAGTCCTCGAGAGACGAGAGTCTGAGTTAGGCCAGGTCGTCGACTCCTGGCTGTCGACATTTATTGAGCCATTTAGCCAAGCAGAAGCCCGCCGTCGAATTTCAGTTGTCTCTGATGCCATTGATCGCCTGACAGCGGAGATCGCTCGTGGCATAGAAGACGTTGCCAGCAACTCTTTCAGGCAATCGACGAGAAGGTTCCAGTCGTCATCGTCGGCCGCATCAAGGCTACTTGAACAATCGCAGCGTTCAGGTGGAGACACCGAAGCAACGCGAAGCCTTCAGTCTGGCATCGAGCGAGACGCGGCCAGGTTCCGTTCAGCAGTAAAACAGTTCAACGATGCCGTGGCGAATGGCCGGCAGGACGAGGCTGACAAAGCAGCGAGGCTTCTATCTGTAATCTCGGACTCTGCCAGCACCAGAGAGCGCGAGGCAAAGGCAATACGCGACTCCGCAAACGCCGCATCGCGATTCGGCGACGTGCTTCAGCGTTTTCGCGAACTCAACGACACGATCCTCCGCGATGTGACGAGCACCGCAGAGCAAGCTAGGCGGGAAGCGGTTCAGTCAGTCGCAACGTCAGCGGCTGGGCTTTCGCGTCAAGGTGACTCAGAGTTTGCGCAGCAGCGCAGCAATCGCCTTCAGCGAGAACTCCGCGACGCCGAGTCCCGCCGACGAGACATTGAGTCGAGCGCCCTTGAGGCGGAAAGGCGTTTTCGGCAGGAGTCGCCAGACCAGAACATTCGCCGGCTCGCCGAAGAGTCGGCGCGGGCGAGGGCGCTTGCCGAAGACCAAACGCGAAGCGACAGAGCGAGGGCAGATGCGAGGCAGCGTCAGCTTGAGGCAGATCAGCAGTTGCGGCGAGGTTTTGATGCTTCTCCACAAGGCAGGGCGTTGCAGGCGCAACTTGATGACGCCGACAGGCAGGCGCGGGTCGCGCTTGAGCGCGACTCACTTATCGCAAGGGGCCGGGACTTGTCTCTATCAGAAGGAGATCGCGCAGGCCGCGAACTCGGCGACAGGCTGCGTGCGATCAACGAGTCGTTCGACAGCCAGGTTCGCGAACTTCAGCGTGCCGATCCATTTGCCGACGTCGCGGGAATTGAGGCCGGGCGACGGGAGGCGATCCGGCGAGCGCAAGAAGACACATTCCGGTCGGTCGCCCCGTTGCTCGCAGCCCTTCAAGACTCCGTGCGCAACGCCGTCCTCGCCGGCCCGTCGCGGGCCGCCCTCAACGCCTCCGACGTCACGACGACTCAAGGACAGCAGGAACTCAACCGCCTCCTGCGTGGCGACGATCCTGCGAGAGATCAAGACCTCGTCGCGCTCCAAAAGCAGGCAAACGAGTACCTGAAAGTCATCTCCGAGAAGCGCGAGCCACAAGTCGCCAACTAAAAGGAACCCCCATGCCCGACATCTCCTACAACGTCGCCCTCAAGCTCGACAAGGACTACCTCAACAACAGCGTCAGCGTCGTCAACGTGACGGCGACCATGAGCGAAGTCGGCATGAACAGCATGACGCTCGCCCTCTCGACGACTCCCGTCAACATCTCGACAGCGAACCTGACCCGCGTCGGGCTGGCGTTCCTGCGAAACCTGTCCACGGCGACCGCCTCGACGGCGACGATAGGCATCAGCGCCGGCGGGTCGATTGCCGGCTTCTGCACCCTCCGGGCCGGCGAGCCGGCGATCTTCAGGATGAGTGCCGGCAAGGACTACCAAGCGATCGGCACGGCCGGCACCCGCCTCCGCGTAGACATCACGGAGGGTTGATCCGATGCCCAAGATGGTGAGCGAACTCGCGCAGGGCAACGCCTTCAGCCGCTCGTCGGACGGCGGCCAGCTTGCCGACACCGCGACCCGCGTGTTCAAGGTGATCCTGAACTCGCCGAACGAGTCGTTCGACATCATGGCTGCCGTCGGCGTCCAGATCGGCGACGCCTACAGTTCGTCGAACCCGATCCCCTGCGTGAGCGTCGAGGGCCGGGCCGACGGCGAGAGCCGGCTCGTGCGGATCGTCACGGCGCAGTACCGATCCTCGCCGATGGTCGATGGCGAGGGCGGCACGGGCCTGCCCGATCCGATGCTCATCATGCCGGACGTTCGGCCGGCGAACTTTTCGACGAGTACGAGTCTGTATGAAGCGGCGGCGTACCACTGGATTCGCGATGGGCAATTTGAGCCGGCCCACAACCCGGTCGGCGACCTCATGGACGGCGTCACTAGGATGGAGCCGATCACGACCATCCGCGTGACGCAATTCAATCCGTTCCCTGGCACAGTGTTCCAGCGCTATGCCGGGTACATCAACGAGGAGACGATGCAACTCGGCTCCTACATGACCTGCGCTCCGAATACGGTCCTGTACCGCGGCGTCGAGGCAGCGCCGCACGTTGAGACTTTCGGCACGACGACGTACCGCGGTTTTATGAACTCCTACGAGTTCGCCTACAAGGTGAACGAGATATCGGCGCCGGGCTACGGCGGCACCTACGGGTGGAACATCGCCCTGCCGGTTACTGGGTTTAACTGCAAGGCGTTCACGCCGAACTTCGTGCAGTCGACGATGGACAACTACGCCGTCCCGCTCAAGAGGGAGCGAACTGGAGACGGCGAATACGGTCCAATCATCACTCCGCTTGCACTGCAAGAAGGTGTGTCTCCCGGCGACAAGGTGCGCGCTTTGGTGCGGGTCGCAGGCAGCGAGAAGCACATCAACCAGCAGCCATCGGCCCAGCCCATCCCGCTGAACGAAGACGGCACGCCGCGGTCGCCGAATGCCGTCCCGAAGGTGCTGATCTGGAAGGTCCGCACGCAACTGCAAATCAACCTCACCCAAACCCTCCAACTCCGGCTGTCCTGACTATGGCACGCGGCTTTCTGATGGGCGAAGGGCTGTACGCCGACATCAAGCGCACGATCGCGCGCGTTGATGGGATGCCGGACGGGCCGGGGGCGACGAAGATACCGACGAGGTTTGAGGGGAGTCCTCCTCCGGCGGCTGCGAAGGTCTTCCGCGTCTGCACGTTCACGGGATCGTGGGCAATCGGCTACAGCAAAACTGTTACGTTTCGCGGCGTTACGGCGACACCGAATACTGTGTCGGCCATGAATCTGTTTTCCACTGTTGGCAGTAATTCAGGCCCACCAAAAAACTGCGCCATCGCCAAGGACGGTACGGCCTGGTATCTGATCGCAGCGGAGTGCTCGTGATGTCCATGCTGGGCGCGTCCTGCTCTCCGTGCTGTGGGTGTCCATGCACGACCGATACCTACAATCGGTTGGCTGCGTCCACCGTAACGCTGACGCTGTCTTCGCCAATACCAAATGCGATTGCATTGACCTCAGGGCCGGCGAGGATTAGCACAGTCCGTAGGTTTTCTGCGCCGGCCGACCCTGTCCCGAATGGGACGTATACATTCCAAAAGGCCAGCAATTTCTATCAGACATACACCATGGCCTTTGATCCGGAATACTCAGGCTACACATGCTATAGGTCGCCGTCCGGCATCGTAAACAGCGCGCAAATAACTTTGGGGTATGTGAACGACGAAGTGTCCATTGGGATGCAAATGATTTTGAGCGTGCGCGGTGAGGGCCAACCTCCTCCGAAATACCTCAATCAGCCGATGCAGCAAATTGCTGGCGGCCGGTGCTATTTTGCTGCCCTTTTCTCAGGCGTGCTGTATGTAAACTCTGCCTCTATTTCTGGCGCTGATCTGCCGCCAGGATTGGATTGGCAAAAAACTGCATACACGCAAGGCGAGTTCTATTACAAAACGTGGAACATCACGCCGTCCGCAAGAGCATTGTGCAGCAACAGTGGTTTCGCAACTGGGTATTGGGACTCCGACTACGCTCCCGCTGGAGCAGCGTACTCCCAGTCGCCGCATGTCTACATAAATTATTACGGTCCGCCTGTAACCATGCAATCGGTAGCATTGGCAGACGGGTTTCCGTCAGGCGTGGAATTTGAAGTTGCGGCAGATAGGTTTTTCGGAAGCCCAAGTCTATTTTTCACAGCCGACAGAACAAAAGCCGTTCCGTGTAGCGCGGGAGGCGGCGTTACCGGTTCGTTTGAGACAGCAGAGGTGCTTGGCAGCGACTCAGCCGCCTCGACGGTATCGGCGTCCGTAACAATAACGCCAGCATCATGAAGCTGTGCCAGTTTGAAAACGGTGTGTGCGTGGCGTGTGGAGCGCTTCGCGCAAATGAGCGGCAAGTCTGCGGCACGGGATTGCAGGCCGCATGGCGGCCCGCACTCAGAGAGTGGCCCGTGCGAGCCGCTGGCCCAGGCACTGAACTCTCAAAACTCTTGAAGCGTTTTGGCATTGAGCCTACGCCCACCTGCGCCTGCCGCGCCAAGGCCGCCGAGATGGACGCCTGGGGCTGCGCCGAGTGCAGCAAGCCGGATCGGATCGAGCAGGTGGTGGCAGTGATGCGCGAGGAGGCGAAGGCACGCGGCCTGCCTTTCCTTGACGCTGTCTCTAGGTTCCTCGTGAAGCGGGCGATAGCCAACGCCCGCAAAAATCAATTGACCGAATAGGCTACATCCGCACAATATCTACTATGCCGGAAGACCACCATTTCACCGTGGCGGGGGCGCGATGGCTCCTGCGGTTTTGCCGATTGAAGGGCCAAGCGGCCGGCTGGGCGTATCTGCCGGACTCGAAGAATCCGCAGATGCAGCGAAAGATTCTGGTCGATGAGCGGCTCTCCGGCCGGCCGCGGCTGGAGACGATCATTCACGAGCTGCTCCATGTGTGCTTCCCCACGGTGAGCGAGGAGCACATCACCGAGAGCGCACGCGACATCGCCCGCGTTCTCTGGTCGCTCGGTTTCCGCGAGAAGGAGTGACTCTATGCCGAGGAAAAGCGCCCTCCTGGCCGTCGTGCAGGCCGCCAGCGTAAGGGTGCGGCCAAACAGATCGTGGTTCTCTCGACTGCCGCCAGAGGCGCAGGCCGAGATGGCCGAGGTGAAAACGGCGTGGCTGTCAGGCGAACTGAATGGGACGCCGATCGTCACGGTGTATCGAGGAATCGTCGCCCGTTGCACGGAGGTCGGATGGCACGCCCCAGAGGCCGAGCAAACAATCAGTCGGTGGCTGCGGTCGCCAGACAAATAGAAGTCGGCAAGGACGCCGAGGCGGCGAGGCTCAGGAACGAACTGGCGGCGCTTCGCAAGAAGTACGACGCTGCGCTCCACCGGCTCGAGGCCGAGAAGGATGCCGTCGCGAGCCTGACGGCCCTCGCAGACGTCAAGCCGAAGAAGATCGACCGACGCCGGCCGAAGCACGGCAAGCCGGAGGCCACGGCGATCCTCGTCCTCTCTGACTGGCACGTTGAGGAAGAGGTGCGGCCTGAAACCTGCCGGAACCTAAACACGTTCACGCTGGAGGTCGCCGACCGACGCATCAAGCAACTGGTGCAACGCGCCTCGATGCTCATTGAGCACGAGAGGCACCTGACGGGGATTCGTCGGATCGTCGTGGCGGCACTCGGTGACTTCATAACTGGGCACATACACGACGACCTCGTCGAAGTGACGCAGCTCGCCCCGCTGGCCGCGACACGCTGGGCAGGCGAGAGGCTGGGCGGCGTCATCGACGCGATGCAGGAGATCGCCCCCGTGCTCGTGGCAACGTGCAGCGGCAATCACGGCCGCAGTACGAAGTTTCCACGCATGGCGACAGAGAACGACCATTCATTCGAGCAGCACCTCTATTTGACGATGGCCGGCCAGGAGAGGCGCAAGACCGTCGAATGGCAGGTCGGCGAGGGGTATCTCAACAACATCAACCTCGACGGTTTCATCGTCCGGGCGCACCACGGCCATGCCATCCGGTTCGGCGGCGGCGTCGGCGGGCTGACGATCCCGGCCAACAAGGCGATCGCGAACTGGAATCAGGCGCAGCGGGCCGACCTCGACATCTTCGGGCACTGGCACTGCTTCAGTTGGCTTCCGTACCGCTTCGTCGCCAACGGATGCTTGATCGGCCACAACGCATTCGCCGACCGCATCAAGGCCGAATATCAGCCGCCATCGCAGTCCCTCGTCATCATCGACCACGAACATGGGCGGGTCACGAAAGTGCTCCCGATCTTCCTCAAATGACCCACGACGAAATCCAGCGAGCGTGGCTGCTCGTCAACAAATACGGCCCGCCGAACTCATGGACCGCCGCCAGCGGCACCCTCGCCGCGGCACTCGGCCGGGCGCTGGAGGAGATCGAGCGGCTCAAGTACCGGGTGGCGATGATGGAAAACTCGCCGCCCCCGGCGTGGCTGGGGAGGCGCGACTAGATGCTCATCGGCATGTGCGGGGCCGCTGGCAGCGGCAAGGACACGGTCGCGGACATTCTCGGGTTCGAGCGGGTGGCGTTCGCCGACCCGCTGTACGAGATGGTCGCGATCGTCACGGGCATGACGCCCGACGAGATGCGGGGCCGCGAGACGAAGGAGCGGACGATCGACTGGCTCGGTCACTCGCCCAGGCAGCTCCTCCAGACCCTCGGCACGGAGTGGGGGCGGGACACGATCAGCCAGACGATCTGGATCGACACCGCCATGCGGCGGGTGCGGCGGCTGCTCGACGATGGCCGCGACGTCGTGATCACCGACGTCCGCTTCGACAACGAGGCGGCGGCCGTCAAGGCGGCCGGAGGCGTCGTATGGCAGGTCGTCCGCGGGGCCGGCGGCATCCATGGGCTGGCGGCCCGCCACTCCAGTGAGTCGGGAGTCTCGCCCGTGCTCATCGACAGGGTGCTCGGCAACTGGTCGACGATCGAGCGGCTGCGGCAGACCGTCGAAGGAGCCATCGCGGCCTGCCCAAAGGCTACAATGCAATAATACGCCCTGTGACACGCCACGAGCGGCCCCCCGAGGCCCGCGACGCACAAGGAGGTGCGGACTATGTCAGAGCCGAAGATTCGTCGTAAGTTCAAGGCCGTCCCCATCACGCTCTCGACGTCGTCGGCCGCTGCCACGACGCTCCGATGGGACGACGTTGCCGGCGGCGCGCTGGAGATGGGCACCGTCTCCACGAATGCCACGACCATCCAGGTGTGGGCCTCCGACGCCACGACCGGGACGTTTGGCCGACTCTACAAGGTCGACGGCTCGGCGGCCGACATCACCCTTTCCCCATCGACCACTGACGCCCGCGTCTACGCCCTCCCCGACGAGACGTATGGCTGCGGGGCGATCAAGCTCGTGTCGGCCACGACGAATTCGACGGCCGCCGTCTGCATCGTGACCATGAAGTCGTAGAGGCTGCTGATGACAGCCGACGAACTCAAGCAGGGATTCTTGGACTCGATGCTTCGGGTTGCCGAACGCTTCGGCGTCCCCGTCGTGCTCTTGGGCATTCTGATCTGGCTGGGCCGCGAGGCTGCGATCTCGATGCACGGCACGATCGTCAAGCCCGTGGTCGAGGCGCACGTCGATTTCTTGGAGACGACGAGCGCCACGCTGAAGGAAATTTCCGTCACGCAGGAAAAGCAGGCCGAGACGCTTGAAGAGTTGGCCCACGGCCAGCGCGAACTTCGCGAAGAGGTCAAGACGGTGCGGGTTCTGGGCCAGGAGCCGGCGAGGAACTAGCCATGTTCGAGCACTTGATCCTCGCCCTGCTCCTCGTCGCCGTGTTCGTGCTGGCGATTCGCTGCCGCTGACCCTACATCACCTACAAGAGCGTCGTTCGATGGCGATGAGCCCCAAACTGCTGCGACCGCGAGCCACAGCCAGATACCCGGTGACTGGACTTGCAGTGTCGTATGCAGGCACGGGCCACATTAGCCTCGCGCGTACTTTCTCTTGGCAGCACGCAACGTCTGGGCCGCAGGCAGCGTCATACGAAGTGATAGACGTTGTAGGCCGTTTGACAATTTCATCGTCAAACGTCGGATACACGACAACGTATGCTCCGTATGCGATTAAGTTCCCGCCGCTGTACGGCCAGCAGTCTAATTTGACTGTCCGCTCGCTGTCGTCGTCTGGTGCGGTTCTAGGCGTTGCGAGTCTCGCGTACACGACTCCTTCGGCGCCTGGACGCCCGCAGTCACTTGCGCTTTCCTCGCCAAGTGCAGGACAGATAGCAGCATCGTGGCAAACGCCATCATCAGACGGCGGCCTGCCGATTCTTGGCTATTCGATTGCGGCGGTTCTTGGTGATCCAGATGTGCTGGGATATCTGCCAACTGTTTCACTGGGCCAGTGGGTGAACGTTTCGCAGTCTCTTTCTGGAACGATTTCTGGCCTCTCAACTGGAACATACACGCTTTACGTTGTCGCTAGAAACGCGCTGTTTAGCGCGTCATTTCAATGGGTCGACGCATATTCGGTAATCACCATTACCGGAGCACAGTCCAGCCTTTGGAAATCCGAAACCCTTCAGCCCTCGTATCACTGGAGTATTTAATTTATGGCCGCACCAAATGTAAACAGCCCGACCCGTGTTGAGTTCAAATCCGCCCGCCTCGCCGCTACGACGGCATCGCAAACGATCGTGTCGTGCGGTGCGACATCGAACATGGCGATCCGCGTCGTGTCGCTTGTGGCCGCGAACATCGACGGCACCAACGCCTGCGACGTGACCGTCACGACGAGCGACGGCACGGCGACTCGCAGCATCGTCAGCACGGTGACGGTTCCCGCAGACGCCACGCTGGTCATCGCAAGCCGCGAGAACCCGATCCATCTTGCCGAAGGGTGGACGCTCGCAGGGTTTGCGTCTGCGGTGGGCGACATTGAGTTCACGACGGCTCATGAGGAGATCACCTAATGCCCGCAGTAAACGATCCTTGCTGGCGTGACGCGAGCGGCGTGGCCGCGCTGGAACTGCCGTTCCGCGTCACCATGCCCGATGGAACCACGCGCACCGACCCGAGCCAGTGGAGCGAGGACGCCGACGTTCTCGCCGCGACAGGCTGGACGCGGTCTACGCTGACGCAGGCTGACCTGGACGCGCTGTTTCCGCCTGCGCCGCCGATGTCGTGGCTGGAGGCCGGGTACGAAACCAGCGAGGGTTGGCGGCTCGGCTGGCAGGCGGATGACGTTGCCCTGCTCACGGGGCTGTACGTTCTCGCGGCGCGGGCGAATCAGCTGGGCGTGACGCAGCCCTGCGTCGTCACGGACATGGCGGGCGAGAGGCACACGCTCACGTTCAACGAGTTTGAAACGCTGATGCTGGCGTATGGCGCGGCTCGGGCGGCGGCGAGTGCAGGAGGTGACGCATGAGGGGGCGAGGCGGTTTCATCGGTGCGAACGTGACGCCTGCGAGCGCGGCGATCAACTCTGCGGCGAGCGGGGTGTGGAATCTGCGCGAGGCTGAGGGGCTGAAGCGGGCGGGCACGTGGCCGAGTTCCCCGCAACCGCCAGCCGCTCCGACCGGCCTCACGGCAACCGCTGGCAACGCGCAGGTGGCACTGTCGTGGACTGCCCCAGCCGACAACGGCGGCAGCGCGATCACGGATTACGTTGTGCAGTTCTCTAGCAACGGCGGTTCAACGTGGAACACGTTTGCAGATGGTACGTCTACGGCGACCAGCGCGACTGTCACAGGGCTGACCAACGGCACGGCGTATGTGTTTCGTGTCGCGGCGGTCAATGCCGTCGGAACCGGAGCGTACACGGCTGCAAGTGGCAGCGTGACGCCTACTGCAAGCGTCACAGTCGAATACCTTGTGGTAGCCGGAGGCGGAGGTGGAGGCGGGCACGGCGGTGGCGGAGGTGGTGCTGGCGGAATGTTAGAGGGCACGCAAACTCTAATTCCAGGCACTTCATACGCTGTTACTGTTGGCAACGGCGGTTCGGCTGGAAATATCTCTACAAAAACGCGCGGCGGTAACGGTCAAAATTCATTGCTTGGGTCTTTTGCAACAGCAATTGGCGGCGGCGGTGGCGGGTGTAGGGATGGCACTGTCGCTGGACTTTCAGGAGGATCGGGCGGGGGCGGAGGCAGTGATAACGGAAGCGGGGGAGTTGGCACTGCTGTGCAAGGTAACAATGGTGCAAACGCAGGAAACCAAAGGGGCGGCGGTGGCGGAGGCGCTGGAGGTGCTGCCAGCGGCAGAACTGGTGGCGCTGGGAAATCTAGCAGCATCACTGGCTCCGCAGTCGTATACGCTCAAGGTGGGCAAGGTGGCGCATATGCTGGTGCGGATGGAAATCCCGTAGATGTAAGCGGAGCAAGTGGCTCTGGTTACGGTGCAGGTGGTGGTGGAAACGGCATAGATGGCCAAGGCGCATTGCCCGGCGCGCGTGGTGTAGTGATTATTCGGGCTCCGGCGGCAGCATCGTCTACAACAGGCTCGCCAAGTGTGATTACACAAGGAGCGGATACTGTTTACACATTTACAAGTAGTGGCAGCATTACGTTCTAATGAGACACACCCTAGAACTCCTGCTCTGCTCTGCCATCGGCGGCTACTGCCTCTGGCGGTGCATCGCCGTGATGCCCGGCGTGTTTGACGAGGTGCAGGCGTTGTTCGGTGCGATGGTCGGGCGATACCGGGACATCGAAGCGGCGATCGACGAAGCTGCCGAATAGCACTACACCCACAACGTAGCGGTCT